GGAACAATTAGCACAGAAAGTTTTGCTACTGCAATAGCAGTGGCTTTAGGATAGTATTATGGCAACCCAAGTACAATTTAGAAGAGGAACAACAGGAGAGCATTCTGGTTTTACAGGAGCAGTTGGTGAAGTAACTGTAGATACTCAGAAAAAAACTGTTTGTATTCATGATGCAAGCACATTAGGTGGCTTCCCTTTATTGTTAGAAGATGGAAGTAATTCCAGTTTTAGTTTAGGTTCATTATCCAGTTGTGCTTTAAAGTTCGCTGGAGATTCGAATACAGGAATAATGAGCCCTGGTCCAGATCAGATATCATTAGTGACTGGTGGATTTGCAAGGCTTACAATAGATTCATCTGGTGTGGTGACAATTCCAGGGAATATCACCATAAATGGCAATCTGAATTTGACAGGAAGTTCTGATCTTCCTGATCAACTCGCTCTCATACTAGCTTTAGGATAATATGGCAAACACCTTTAAAATTGATACTAAATCAAGTGTCGTTACAGATGCTGTTAGTAGCTCTAACGCTACCGTTGTAACGGCTGGAGGTTCAGCAACTTTAGTTCTTTTAAGTTGCTTAGTTTCAAACAAGACAGGAGCAAGTGCTGATGTCGATGTTTATTTAGTAACGAACACAGGAGATGATGTTTATATAATAAGAAACGCTCCAGTTCCTGCAGGATCATCATTAGAAATAATAAGTGGATCAAAAATAATTATGGAGTCAAGTGATGTCCTGAGAGTCAGGGCAGGAACGGCAACTGCTTTGGATGTATCAGTAAGTTACTTAGAACAGACTTAAGGAGGTATAACAAATGGCTCTTAATACAGTAAGTTCAGATAGGTTAGCTACAAACGTAAAGAATACGAACTTTACAGCAGCTGAAAAACAGGATTTAACAAATGATATTCTTCCGTTAGCGAAACAATTTGGACAATCTAAAAATTTAATAATTAATGGAGCTATGCAAGTGGCTCAACGTGGTACCTCATCTACATCTTCTGGTTATGCTACTACTGATCGTTTTCCGACGGGATCTGGAAATATTGGTCAAAATGTTACACAATCACAGCAATCATTATCTTCAAGTGATACTGGCCCATACGAAGCAGGATTTAGAAAATATAAAAGAGCACAACTAGCAGCTGCAGGAAATGCTAATGCTAGTGCTTATGTTGAGGCAGCTAGTTATAAAATTGAAGCACAAGATTTAGCAAATTCTGGATGGGATTCTACATCCTCTTCTAGTAAAATTACGCTAAGTTTTTGGTTTAGATGTTCAACTAATCAGACATTTCGTCTTAATGTAAGAAGTGAAGATGGAACATCACGAATGTTCTCAACTGACTTTACTGCAACTGGCAATAATACTTGGACAAAAATAACTAAAACTATTCCTGGTAATACAAGTCCAACTGTAGATGTTGATAATGATAATGGGTCTGGTTTAGCAATTTTTTGGATTCCATTTTACGGAACAGATTTGACTGATTCTGGTTCTACAATGGATGCTTGGAAAACATATTCTGGAAGCAGTCAGGGAACTGATATGGCAAGCACTTGGTTAACTGCTGGTGCATCTACCTTTGATATTACGGGAGTTCAATTAGAAGTAGGCAGTGTAGCAACAGATTTTGAACACAGGTCAATTGGTCATGAGCTTGCTTTATGTCAAAGATATTATATTGACATGAAGTATGGCTCAATTATATTTCCACAAAATAATGTATATATGTCTGCACAATTTCCTACAGAAATGAGAGCTAACCCAACTTTGACTGTTACTGTAACTGGTACTACGTCTGGAATATCAGCAAAAACTACAGGGTTTAGAGCAGTTAATTCTTTAGGTCCTCAAGATGCTGTTGCTAAAGCCGATGCGGAACTTTAAATTATGACTATTAACTACAAATTTATTAAAGACTTTACGGGTAAAAACGTAAGTGTTCTACGTCTTCCAGACAATGCGTATATTCCATTTGATGAAGGAAATACCGACTACCAAGAATATCTTGAGTGGGCTAAAACAAATACAACTGATGATTCACTAACTTGGGATGATATTAGATTAAAAAGAGATAATATATTACAGTCTACAGACTGGACAATGACAACTGGTGCAACTGTAGACCAGGCTCAGTGGGCTGCATATAGACAAACCATAAGAGATATTCCTCAGACTTACAAAGATAAAACTCCTGATGATGTTGTCTGGCCAACACAACCTTCTACAGCTGGTCCTAATACATAATCCAGAAGATTACTCCCTGTAAAATAAGAACAGAAAAAGAATATAGTAGTTAAACAGTCATGCCATATATTGGAAATG